CACCAACCACACTAGAAGAACTAAAAGAATAATTACCAGTACCACCCCCGACAGTACTATAGATACCAGTAGCTGTATTACCCTGACCACCACCAACAAAACTATAGTTATTAGAAGCTCTATTTTGATTACCACCCACGACCGTACTATAGATACCAGTAGCTCTACTACTATAACCACCACATACAGTAGAATAATCTCCTAACCCTGTATTTAACTGGCCACCTCCAACAGTAGCAATTTCTCCAGTAGCAGTATTTGCAACACCACCTCCAATAGTACCATAGATACCAGTAGCTGTATTACTTGCACCACCACCCACTGTAGCGTATGATTCACTTGCGGTATTATAAAAACCACCACCTATGGTGGATTGAATACCACTCGCAGTATTTGTGCTGCCACCGCCAACGGTGCTTTGATCACCACTAGCTGTATTAAAATCACCACCTGCTACAACACTAGCACCACCTGACGCTTTATTGTAACTACCACCCAATAAAGTGGAATATGCACCACTAGCTACATCAGCAGCACCACTTCTGGGTCTTTGAAGATCTACTGCATAAATACCACGTTTATTACCTCCGATAGCTGTATTATCTGGTATTGTAGCTAAAATAGCACCACTACCTTTTGGTGTTAATACTATATCTGTATTTGCAACTGATGATTTTACAGATAGTGCAAAAGCATATGTGGTGTTATTAGGCGCTACAGTACTAGAAACCTCAGTAAAGATAGACAGACCAGTACCACTACCACCACCAGCACCCCAGGTAGCAGAATTAGCATTCACGGTTGTTCTTGTGGTTGTCCAGCTCTGAGCTAATTGAGTAGATGTTACAGCAGAATTGATAGTATTACTCAAAATACCAATAGCTGCAGCTGTTAGATTTTGGTTTAACGAATCAAAAGTTATTTTTTTGCTTGCATTAACACCGGTAACTGAGACTACAGGAAACACATCAGCTGTAGCTAAAGTTGTTGTTGCTGGTAGTTCTGTGAACTTCTTATATGAGAGGTCTGACATATTAATATTTAGTTAGTGATTACAGGTAAAACGTATTTATCCCTAGTAGTTTGTAGATTTAAAAATGTGTTGTTAGATGAAAGAGGTAACATCTGGTTATTTAAAATGTAGAGATCGTCAATATCATCATAGTATGATCCTTGAGCTACAATAACAGGTATATAAATACTACCAACATAGTCATTCATAAATGTCATTTTAACAACACATTGATATTTTGTAAAATATGAAGCTGAATTAGGATAATAAACATGCTTATATGCAGTGCATATTGAAACATCTTTATTATAAAGAACCTCTGGTATAATTGATTCTGTATAGTAGTCTTTAACTATATTAAGAAAATAATCCTCTTCAGGAGCTCCATCTCCCCAATTAATAGAGATATTTTTTACATATGTCTTCGATTCATCTATTTGAGTAAGATCTACAGTAATTTCTGATTTACCTTTCACATAGTAGCCATCATTCTCAATAATATAACTACCTTGAGAAATATATGGATTTGTGGAAAATGATGCGGTGTATGTTTTCATTATATTTGAAGGAACCCGTTTGTAAAATCTACAGTAACTGTAGATGACATTGTTGCATTAAATGAAAATGGTAAAGATGTTGCATTTCCAGGGTCCGCTAAAGTACCAACAGTTGTTATATATGGGTACGGGTTACTATATGTATATAGTGAATAAAAGTTAGCAGTAGTTTTTATTCTTTCATCTACTTCTGTGATATCATATAGATTAGCTTCTTCTATAGTAATAGCGTCATTCTTATACTTAAATTTGTAGTCAAATAAGTATGGTGATTTATTAGAATCCTTTGCAATGAATGAAATAACAAACAAATCATTATAGCTGTTATAGCTTAATCTTGGAGTTGAAACTTCAACAAAGTTAATAGGGAATACAGCGAGATTTCCCACATAGTCTATAAGAGAGAAGTTAGACCTAAGATTGCTAAATGTTACATTAGGTAATGGAAATAGCTTTACTAACTTATTAGCGTTGATGTCATAGCTATAAAGTGTAGGGTAAATTACTTTATAATTATCATTTGCAAATCCGGAAAGATTTGTAACAAAGAAAAACAGCTTATTATACTCAGGTAAGAAGAATGTGTTGCTTATTGAATTAAACGCGTTTTGACCACCACTTACATATATGTTGAGTGTTTTAGGTTTTTCATAACCATTTATAGTATAAACTAGCTTATCAATTACGAGATAATTTTGAGTATATAAAACAATCGTATTATAATATAGTTCAAAATCTTTTACATTGCTATATACTTCAGTTTTAACTGCAGATGGGTATTTGCTAAATGTATTAACTAAAGCTGTTGAAAGAGGTAGAATTGACCCTGTTTGTATGTTTTTAACAAAAAGTTTACCATCTAAATTAAGTTTTGAATTTACATCTCTAAAAGTATCAGTACCTGTAAGATTACTTAACACACTGTTATTTTCTGATAATACAGTATCCTTAAGAACAAATGTTTTTGAATCTAATGTAGGATAAAGATTATATGTAGAGGGTATATCTTGGTAAGGTACAAAGCTTCTAAAATTTAAATAATATGGTTGAGCTGTACTGGTAAATGTGCCTCCATTAGCAGATATACCAGACATATAGACTGTATCAATTCCATTATATGGTCCCGAATCGATATATACTTGTTCTGATGATGCTGGTCTAAAATCCGTAAATAACCAACCATTAAATGGTAAGAATTTCACAGTATTAGTATATGCTGCAATATCGGCAAATTCTAATATACCGTATGAATATTGACCACCCTTATCTTTAAAGATACCATACTCATTACCATATACATCTTGTTTCCAATCATATGCATAACCGTTATTATAGAGTTCTGCAAACTGGTCGTTTCTTAGACCATTACTATTAATTTCACTGGTTTCGAAAGTTTGGTCATTAGAAAAATATGCAAAGAAAGATTGATCTTTAGGTTTATCACTTACATCTCCGTAAATGTAGCCATATGATACATTCTCTGTATCTGCAGTATTATTAATGGTAAAAATTACCGGTGGTGTATTTGACCCCACTGATGTTGGATCTGGAAATACATATGTTTCACCGTTTTTAATTTTATCAAAGTCAAATGTATATGCAAAAGATGTGGAGTTAAATCTAAGCATACCGAGGTTACTCTCGCTAAAAAATAACCCTAGTTTTTTGAGAGCTAGTAACTGATCAGCAGGTACTGTAGCTGTAGAACCATTTCTTATATTAACTAAATTACCTGATGGATTAGCAGCAGTTAATAAAACACCAGATAGGAGCTCCCCAGCTGAGTTTCGTTGAGCATAATAAAAGTCAACACCAACATATTTTTCAAGTAATGCTTGATATACCTGTGTTTTTTGATTTGGCTGTATACCACCCACTGTCTTTGATTCAATAAACTCACCAATTGGGTTAGCTGGACTACAAACTGGATCGTAATTAAGATTTACGTTAATGGTAAAATTGACTCCAAGCTGTGTTAAGAAAACATTGTTGAATAGTATTTTGTTTAAACTATTCTGCAAATCTAACAAATCATCAGCAACGATTTCATTGTAGTTAGCAGTAAAGAACTGCTCTCTAGTTTGACCACCATATTCAGATGGTGGGTTGCTTAAATCTAGATACTCTCCAAACGTATCGACTAGATCTTCTACGTCAATTATAAGATCATTAGTAATGGTAGGGATATCAAGTTTAAGCGTTGTTCTTGTTGTACTATCAAAAAGATAATCAACAATATTTTCCTTAACTGCTCTTTCAATACCAAACTCTGTTGTTTTGCGCTTATTTTTTTCTACAACAAACTTAATTTTATCTCTTCTTTCTTTATAAAATAGAATAATTTCTTTAATCTTTTTTACATAAAAAGGAATAACAATTTCTAAGTCTTCTTTATCATTAAAGTTAATATTCTGCAGATAACGTCTTTCATCATCTGAAGTATATGTAAGATTAATTTCTTTTAATAGTTCAACATATTGCTTTTGAATGTACTCGTTTTCTGTATTAGTTTTTACATTGCTAACTGCGTACCACTCTCTTACATAATCAATATAAAACTCATTGTATACAGTAGGGTTATACGTGCTGTTGGTATTCTTTAAAAACTGAATAAAAGAAAAGGGAGCGTTAACATCTAACTTAGTTAGTGTGTTGGGATTGGTAATAGAATTGCCAACCTGGGTAAACGCAAATTTAACAGATGTCTCCATTATTATTATTTAAGAACTCAACAAGTTTATACCTGTATAAAGTACATTTGATAATAAACTATCTATAATACCATCTTCCTTTACCCACTCATTATATGATGAGTTTGTAAAGGTGAGGGTTGTATTAGGACTTGAGTAATCAATTGTTCCGTTTAAAATAGTATTATCACGAATAGGAATATATGCAAAGAAATCGTAATAATTTAATATATCAGCTCCAGTAAGTGAACCACCTAAGTTTAATCCCCAACCCCATGTAGGGTTATAAGAAGATAGTGCGTATGTTGGTGGTGATACTGTGATAAGGGGTGTCGATACTGTTGAAATGTATGTATTACAAAGCTTGTAAGTTGAACTATATTTTTCGTACGCAACGATATAACCATCTGATGCTGTTAATACCTGTGTATTGAAATTTAACTTGCTTCCTAAGTTAATACCATATTTTTCTGCATCTAATTTATATGGGTTGTTTAAATTAGCGTTAAATGCGTTAGCATTACCTCTTAATCTACTATAGTTAATGGAAAGTATATCAGATAAACGCTTTAGTCTTGCTGGGTAGCTAAAGTTATTTTTTTCAAATTGCTTGAAATCAGACTGTAGCTCATATGACATTGAAAAAAGTGAATCCACATCACATGTATTAACATCGCACTTATTGGAAACAAAATTAGTAATTTTTTCATATGGTACCTTACCCATAGAACTAGAAGGGTCGGACGAAAGATTACCAAATATTGAACCAAAAAAGTCATCAAACGTCACATTATAATCTGTTAAAAATTCTTGGTAACGAAGATTCTTCATCTGCTGCGTCCAGTCAAAGTTTTCATTAACTTTAGCTATTTCATACTCACCTGCAGTTGAATACACTGAGAAAGTAGAAGATATACCAGAAAGATAATTTTCTGTTAATGAACTATAAACTCCAGCTCTTGCAAAAAGTCTTAGATTTGAAACTTCTTGGGTTGGCTCAAAAATACCTCTAAAAAACCCACCACTAACAGTTGAAAGATAACTAAAGTTAGTAGTTATAGTACCAACGTTATGTACAGGGTTACCATTTTGATCTATAGGATATACAGTAAGATTGAAGTAATTTGAAAGAGGGTTACCAATTGCAAAATTACCACTAAGTGGTACAGTATACCAATCCTTATCTTTAATAGTTACAACAAAGTTAATATCTTGATTTACATATTTGATAGGGTTGATTTTAAATGCATCAGTTTTGAATCCTTCCCCTGTTACACCTGTCGATGTAATTGCTAAAGCACTAAGTGCATTATTTTGATTTACTTTGCACTTTAATCCAATAGGTAAAATATTAATACCAAGCTGCTTATTATACTGAGTAATATAAAGATTTACATTGTCAGTTGCATAGCTGTTCTTAAAATAAAGTGTATTTACTCCAGATATACCGCAGAATACACTACCAGCATCGTCCTGTGAGGTGTAAAATACACTATCACCGGTAAGTTTACAATAGAGTGATTCTGGCTCGTTTAATGTGGTTTCATTAATAGGTACATATGAACTAGTAGCTGCAGATGTTGTATCTAGCTTATAAAAAGATGAGTAAGGGTAGAGATGACCATATTTGTTTGTCAGAAGTTTAAGATCAAAGAAATTGCTATTACCACTTAAAGATGTAAGCTTGTAAATTATACCACCCACACTTGATAGTGAATTAACTGTTTGCCACGAGTAAGAATATGGAACGGTTAATGGTCTTTCGATTCTACCAGCGGTAAGTGTGTATTCATTATTAGTAAAGAAATCTGATGTTACAGTAAACTGATCTGGTACAAAATTATACACAGTTACATTGGCGTCAAGTAAATTCTGATAAGTTCTACCACTCTGATCAAAGAATACACATGTTACATTGTATATACCCGGATTAGCATAAGAGTGTGTAGCAGTGAGTTCTGTAGAATATGTACCATCACCAAAATACCATACAATTCTGCTTCTTGAATATGGAATGGTTATACCACCTTCACTTTCCAAAATAAAACCAAACTTATCATCAAAATCATCATTACCACTCAAACCAGTAATACTTGCTGTTGAGGTGGTATTTTCAGTAGCATATAAGGTGTCTGGATCTGCAATTGCAGCTCCTGGGTCTGGAAAGAACTTAAATGGTGTTATGGGTAAAGCATAACTAGAAAGAGCAATAGGAGACTCCCCAAGTTGTGAAGTATACCCTTGGTAATTACGAACGTAGAATACAATGTTTACATTATTCATCTTCAACTATAATGCTATTTGAAATAAGTGATTGTTGGTAATAATATGGAAACTCAAATAGCTTTAATGGTATATTTTGAGCTGAGACATTAATGTCAGTCTGCGAATAAAATGGATTCCAATATACAAAACTAATTGAAGGTAATTCAAAACTAGTATTATTTGTAATACGTCTTGTTGTAATACTAGAAACACCTTCAATACTTAAAATGCTATTTGAAAGAGCTGTTATATCAATTACCTGACCTAAACTACAATTATTAATATCGAAATAATTTCTTACAATATTTGTAACGTCGTTTTTAATTTTTTCAGTGGATTGTTTGCTAAGATTAGAACGTTTTATAACTAGAAATGTCTCTTTTGCAATATCTGTAGATGGTATTTCATTAGGTAAAAGCACACCAAACGAAAATCCTTTATATACAGGATCTAAAGGAACTAATTCATGTGAACCACTTTTAACCTTATTAAGTTCATTTACAACAAGCTGTTTTTGAGCTACACTAAGCGAGACTGGTGATGTTTCATTTCGGATCGTACCAAACTTAGGCACCATAAACAAGTAAATGTTATTAAAATTGGTGCTCGTCATAAAATTAAACTGATTAATTAAAACACCAGTATCGTCATTAGGTTTATCTAATCCAAGATCGTAAAAGTATTTAATATAGTTATCAACGTAGTATTTGTTATTAACAGGTTCACTAGAAGCTAATATAAAATTAAAATTCTTATCTAATAATGCTTTATAATCAGTAAGAGTTACTGCTCTATTTTGAGCACTAAACAATTTAGGGGCATTTTGTCTAATTTGATCAACTGATTCACCATCTGCAGACTGCGTTGATGGGTATTCGTTATCTAAGGTTATTAAAGCAAACTGTGATGGTTGAAGCTGTGTAACATTTTGATCATATATGTCGTTAGCAATTTCTAAAAACCTCGTTGTATTGAAAGGTAAAAATTGCTTATTAGCTAAGGCGTTAGCAGAAACTTCACCAGGAGTGCCATCGGAAAGTATAAAATAAATACCAACTTGACTACCTGCTGTGAGAAGTTTACCATTTACATTATCCCCAAATCGAATCTCATACCTACCATTTTCATTGAACCTTTTCTCGAACACTCTATCACCTGGGAGATTTAAGTATAATGAAGATGTCTCGCTATATTCATACCATTTGCTGTCTGCAATTTCCTTAACAAATATTCTAAATGAGTTATCACTTACAAATTGGTTAATATTAGGATTTACTAAGTTTTGAAATGCTACAATAATTGTTTCAAAATTTTCACCCGTACTTGTATATGTTGGGTATTCCGTTACAGTGCCTTGATAAAGCATTGTATTGGTAAATGACAGATTTTCAGTTTCATTATCAAGTGCTTTTGCAAACGAAACATCATCAATAAGTGAGTAGTTATAACCATCTACATTTGTGTAGGTGAATTTTTTGATAAGATAAGTATCAGTAGGTAATGCCGCATTTGCAGTCATGCTAAACTCT